ATATGATGAAAATGGAGATGTTGTGGAAGCAAAAGAGGAGTGGGTAGCACCTGAAACTGTAGAGTGGCCACCAGAAGAATTACCGTCAGTAGAATTGCCATCATTAGAAACTGTTGTAGAGTTGCCACCAGTAGTTGATACTCCTGAAGAATTTGGTAATGTAGAACTTGTAGAAATACCAATAGAAGTTGTTAATGCAAAATCTTCTCATTGGATGGATCCAATTGGATTTGAAGTATTGTACGGAGTTTTGGGTATTATTGTATTAGTAGTTGCATGGCGATGGTTGAAAAAATAATATGAAATGGAACCCACATTGGAGTTATAGAATTTTAAAAATAAGCCCACAGGAATATAAAGCTGTGGAAGCATATTATGATGAAGATGGAAACGTGGATAACATTACTGATATTTCTGCATTAAGATTTGTCGGTGATGATGTTGAAGAATTAATTAGTGTATTTGAGCTGGCCTTAAATGAATTAAAGAAAAATAAAGATAATGTATTAGAGGAATCTAATGATAAATGTAATAGGGACGCAGATGAGGATTGTGGCTGTTGAAATGGACAATTACAACATTATTAAGACCCGGTGTAAAAGGATCAGATGAAGGAGTAGTATTAAATTGTTTACATGATCTTGGGTTTAATGAAGCTTCTGAATTGAGGATGGGTCAAGCGTTCTATATTGATTTAGATGATAAACTTACCGAGGATGAACAAAGAGAAAAAATAGATAAGATGTGTAAGAAGTTATTAGTTAATACCATTCTATTTAATTTTAAAGTGGAGAAATATAGTGAAGAAACTTTTTAAAGTTAGAAATGAGTATTTTGAAAAGAAGTCAGAAGCGAAAGCGTATCGGAATAAGTTAGAAAAATATATTCCAGTTCGTGATAAGAAAACTGGTGAACTTCCTAAGCATATCTGGAAGTATGAAGTCAAACGTGGGCCAGACCATCATAGGGGGGAATCTAAATAATGTTTCCCATTTTTGGTTTATCAAACTCAAAAGGAGAGCCTATGTTAATTGGTATTTCTGGTAAAGCTGGTTCCGGTAAAGATACACTCGGTAAATACTTATGTGATGAATATCTATGTTTACATTATTACTTTGCTAAACCTCTTAAAGAGGGAGCAAAAATTATGTTTAATCTATCTGAAGCTCAAATAAAGAATAAAGAGGTTCCTATAGAACCTTGGGGTATTTCACCGAGGAAAATATATCAGTTACTTGGTACAGAGATTGGTAGGGGTATTGATCCTAATATTTGGATTAAAAATGCTGAAATGTTTATCAATAAACACCCTGGCCGTACTGTTGTAATTACTGATGTTCGTTTTGATAATGAAGCTACTTTTATTCACAATAGAGGGGGTAAAATTATAAATATTGTTAGGGATACAGAAGCTATTTATGAAAATAAACATTCTAGTGAGGGTGGTTTGAGTCCCAATAATATTGATATGACTATTTACAATAATGGAACAAAAGAAGATATGTTTAATGAGGTTAGACAAGAAATTGCTGTATAATCTTGTGGTGAAAGTTTTTTTGGACGGGGGTTCGATTCCCCCCGCCTCCACCATATTTAGATGCTGACTACGATTGAGAAACCAATCGGATAACGGAAGGATCAGCGACTCCTCAAGTTAACAGTATGGCGGACACCCATAGTATGGGGGCGAATTAGGCTCGATTGGAGAATGGAAATTATAGGACAGCACGGAGTTGGTCTATGGCTCCGATAACAATAGACCAAAACATAAACGCTAATCAATACGATTATGCAATAGCGGCGTAAGTCGCTGGGGTCAGGCTCACCTTGCAACAGAACGAGCCAACTTCTTCCTTGTATTATGTAGCATAATTTGTTATAATGTATATAACAATTAGGAAATCAACTATTGGTTGATTATTGTGAAGTGATGAATGGTTCATCATTATTTGTTAATTAAAAAGGAGTATGTGAAATGAGTTCTAAACATGGTATGCCGCGAGTCGGTCGTAAGAATGCACGTAGGATCACCAGGACGGAAGCTGAATTGACAGGTCTTCCTCGATGGGTTGAAATGTATACTAGCCCAGCAACGGGTGAGGTATCTTTCAAGAACGCCGATATTGTCGGTGGTTCAAAGACGGTTGGTTCCATCCGTGCTAAGCTGAGTAAGTTTTATTCAGCATAAATGAAATGGGGGTTGTGGGGGGTTCTTTTGAACCCCTCCCTTTTTCTTTTTTTAGGTGATCGTATGAAGAAATTAATTTTGTTATGTTTTGTTTTAGTTGCGTGTAGTGGATATTCTTCCACCGATCGGTGGGGTCATTCGTCAAAGATGCATAAAAGAACAATCTATAGTGTTAAAGATGTTAATTGTCTTGCAAAAAATATTTACTTTGAAGCTAGAGATCAAAAACCCAAAGGTCAAATAGCAGTTGCATTAGTCACTATAAATAGAGTCAAAAGTAAACGATTTCCAAATAGTATCTGTAAAGTTGTAGAACAAGCAAATAGAAAGAATGGAAAACTAGTATTATATAAATGTCATTTTAGTTGGTTTTGTGATGGAAAAAGTGATACACCTAAAGATAAAATGTCGTGGGACATTTCTTTATTAATAGCTCGTGCTATGTTGAGGAATCCTATGAGGGATTTCTTACACGGTGCTACTCATTATCATAGAATAGATGTTGACCCTTATTGGAATAAGAAAATGTTAAAATTTTCTACAATTGGTGATCATATATTTTACATAGATGCACTTAACAGATGAATAACGCAGAAAGGACACCTATGGCTAAGAATTCAGAACCAATTCCTTCGACTACAGAAGATGATAATATATATTTGTTCATGAGTCCAGTGAATGATGAGACTTGTAGAGATTTAATTTCTTTTATTATCACTAAAAACTTAACAAAACCAAGACCTAAGTATTTACAGATAATTATTAATTCAGGTGGTGGTGATTTAAATGCAGCTTTCGCAGTAATAGATATTATGAGGGGTAGTCCAATACCAATAAGAACTGTTGGTTTGGGAATGATTGCATCAGCAGCTTTCGCAATATTTATTGCTGGTGAGACAGGTTATAGAACATTAACACCTAATACTTCTATAATGAGTCACCAATATACTTGGGGGTCTTATGGTAAAGAGCATGAACTGTTTTCTACTGTAAGAGAGTATGAATTGACTACGGAAAGAATGTTATTACATTATAAGAAATGCACTGGATTGAATGAGAAACAAATTAGAGAGTATTTACTACCACCTCATGATGTTTGGTTGAGTGGTAAAGAAGCTAAGAAACTTGGTATTTGTGATAATGTAAAGGCTATGCGATGAGTATTGATATCTCTTTAACAATAGAAGAAATAGTTAAGAAAAAAAAGATAACTTACATGGATGCTATTCTGGAATATACTAATAGAATTGATGGTGAAATTGAAGGAGTAGCTAAAATGTTAAACAAATCTATTAAAGATAAAGTTGAAGCAGAGGCACAGTCATTGAACATGATGAAACAAGAGCCAAAACTTCCAATTTAGAAAGGAGGCCTATCAAAACTATATAATGATACAGAGTAATACTAAGTAATATAACGAAATAAAAGGAGTAATAATATGTCTAGTTTTAAAGATTTAAAAAAGAATAGAATGTCCAACCTAGAGAGCCTCTCTAAACAAGTTGAGAAACTTGCCGAAAAACCTACCTATGGTGATGATCGTATTTGGAAATGTGAACGTGATAAGTCTGGTAACGGTTATGCCGTTATTCGTTTCCTTCCTGCCTCTAACAATGAAGATGTACCTTGGGTTCAAATGTGGTCACATGGCTTCAAAGGCCCAGGCGGATGGTATATCGAAAACTCTTTGACCACTCTTGGTAAAGATGATCCCGTATCAAAAGCAAACACAGCATTGTGGAACTCTGGTATTGATTCTGATAAAGATATTGCCAGAGATCGTAAACGTAAACTAAGTTATTATTCCAACATTCTTGTGTTAGAGGATAGTGCTAATAAGGAAAACGAAGGTAAGGTATTTCTCTTTCGTTATGGTAAGAAAATCTTTGAGAAGATTACTGGTGTTATGAATCCAGAATTCAAAGATGAAACTCCACTGAATCCTTTCGACTTCTGGGAAGGTGCAAACTTCAAAATAAGATCGGA